AAGCCCCTCTTTCAATCAGCTTTTTCAGTCTTGCGTATGTCATAATATCTACTCCTTTCAAATCTCTAATTCCTTCATGCAGACCAAATAGTCTACATTGATTGCAGTGTCTAAAATTGCCTGTTCGGTTTCGGATAGGGGCGGTTCGGGGGTGGGTTCGGGTTCGGGTGGTGTGTATTCCGAAAATGTACCTGTTTCAGAATCATAAATCATGCCAAGGGTAACGGCATCGTCACAAGGAATAGCAGTCACAGGGTTGCCCGATGGGTCGGGTGGATAGTAGGGTTCTACTTCTTGGTTTTTCAGAACGTCAATCACTCTGTTTTGTAAAATCATTGCATAGTTTTTCACATTTCCACCTCCTTACCATTCGATAATAACAATGCCGTCTCCACCGTTGCCAGCTTTACTATAACTACTGGAACTATTCCCTACACGCTGCGCACGACCACCGCCGCCGGCACCTGTTCCTCCGTTGGTAGCATCCTTACCAATGGTATACTTGCCATTGGTACCACCATCTCCACCATTTCCAAAGCACGCACCTCCGCCCTGACCGCCAGTACTACCAGAACTTCCACCACTACTAGTACCCTGAAGACCAGCAATCGCAAATACGGTATCCTCTCCTCCCTTTGTGCCTTTATGTATTCGCGTATTGTCACCACCTTTAAAACCTCCACTAATCGTAATCAGATTCCCAATTATTGTTGTGCCACCATCGGTAGCCTCTATTTCTGGATCGTTATTAGCATCTTGCCCAAGACCACCTTTTCCGACAGTAATCGGTATAACTGCATTCGGCTCAACACTAAAAGCTCTTTTTACAATATAGTCAGCTCCCCAACCTCCGCTTGTACCTTTGCCACCGCCACCACCTCCACAGGCTGTAATCAAAATCTTATGCACACTGGCAGGAACGGTAAACGTGCCATCCTCGGTAAAGGTTTGTGTGCCGTGTGCAGGAAGCATCTTATCCAATGGCAAAAACCCACTTGTCTCAATCGTACTATTCAAATACGCCTTAATTCCCTTCTGCAAGCTGGATTCTACGTCCCCGCGCTGTGCCAGCATTTCCAGAATCCCCCAGAAGGTATCCACACCGTACTCTGCCGCCTTATCCCCCGGCTCACCAAAGGTTGTGGCAATCTTGTGCATGGTATCCAGTGCGTCTTGAATCTCCTGAAACAGCACCACCAGAACGCCGTATTCGTTCTCGCTTTCCACCGCGTCCGTCCAAGGAATCGCCGCCGATACATAGATTTCAAACACCTGCGTAGACAAAACCTCGCCGCCTGCATTCCAGACGGAAATCTGCGCCTCGACTGCCTTTGCCTCGGAAAGAATCTCATTCGTCAGGGCAAATTGGCATCTGCCCGCAGCCGCATCTGTCACTTCCCCCTGATTAAAAAATGTGCTGCTGTCCGCCTTTCTGAATGTGATACGCACCTGCTCACCCGTCAGATTGATTGGCACACCGTTTTCATACAGGCACACATCCAGATATCTGGATTTTGTATCATTCTGCACAGGGCGAATCCCGATGCTGTTCGGCTTCTTATTTACATCCAACTCCAGCCGATTATACGTTTTTGCCATTTTTCTCACTCCTTCCAAAAAATCTGCATCAAAAAAGCACATCCGTTTTATTTTCAGATGCACCTTTCTTGACAGAATATCTTTCTTTTGTTATCATAAGCATAAGAAAAGGATTACCGCTTTTGGTAGGGCGGTCAGTCCTAAGTTAAGGTTTCAGACCGTCTAACTCTTGTTAGGCGGTCATTTTTTATCATTTCTTATGCAGAAAGCATAAGGTGATAACTCCAATGATTACTAAGCTATATTGAAATAAATCAGTATATGTAACCATAGATATCACCCCCTTTTCAGAGAGTGACTGAACCGCCAAGCGATAATCCTCGCTTACAGCATACCATAAATTTCATTTTTCGACAACTACAGCCATCTCCAGCGGGGCTGTATTTTTATTTTGCTGACATTCCCCGTCCAGCGGATTTCGTTCTGCCCGACCTCAAATCTCGGGAACTCCGCACCGCCGTATTTGCCGTTCTGGTTGGTGTTACCCTTGAACACCTCCATCATTTCGCTGTCAATCGTAATGCTTTCCTGCACGTTCCGCAGCGGGTAGGAATTGCCGTTGATGTTCAGCGTAATATCCCCGTTTCCGTAAACCGTAATGAGCGGTTCACTGTATACTGTGCCACTGTTGCGGATGGTGGTCGGGGCAATCAGCTCCAAAGCATCCCCTGCGGCATTGACACTGTATTTGAAGGGCTCAACATCAAACTGCACTAGAAAATCATTGATATTTTTCAGGATACTGCCGAACTCAATCTGATTTTTGATGTATGCACGATACACCTTATCGGGTTCACTGGAAAAAATGACCTCTCCGAACCCCGTCAGCCAACCGCAGACCTCGTCAATCTGACTTCTGTCCATCACATGACATTCGGCATCCTTGGTATAGTTCTGGTATGTCTTTTCGTCCTCATGCAAAACACCGTTCCTGCCGCTGACTTTGATTTCGTTTATCTTCCTCTGCGGAATGAAAATAGAGGGTGCTTTCAGCATCACAACGCCCATATCCAGTGAATTGACACCATTCCAGATAAAATATTGATACATTAAACCGCACCCCCTACCGCACTTACTCGCCGTTTTCTGTAAAATTCCATTTCACGCATGAAATCCTCTGTGGTTCTTTCGTCTTTGTTTTCAACAGTGCCGATATATACGTTGAAATTTTCTGTTTTCGCTACCGTTTCGCCTCTGCGGTATCTGTCCGCCTCCGGCTGTGTCAGCACCCGTTCGCCCTTATGCAAAATCGCTCGGTATCCATCAAACGGCACCTCTCGCAGACCTGTTCTGTGACTACCGTCCGAACCGCCATCGCCCATGCCTGCCTCGTCCTTCGCCGCCTTAATGGCATCCCGAATTGCCTTCACAATGGCATTTACAATACTGCTTTTGCCGTCCTTGATACCATCTGCAACGCCGTCTGTAAGAGCTTTCCCGACATCGTTGAAATCCTCCGCGTAGCTTTTCGCCTGCTCCACAGCGTTCATTGCCAGTTCTTCCATTTCCTCAGAATAGAACTGCTGTGCCGCTTCATTCGCCAAGCGTCGCTTTTCCTCGAATTTCTCGACATATTCCTCAAATTTTCCGACCTCGAGCCTGTCCAGTTTCTCCGTAAAATCAAGCGCATCCTCAATATTCATATCCGCAATCTCGGAAAGCAGTCCGCTGGAAAGACCTTTCTCCTTCAGCTTTTCAATCTGTTCGTTATACTGCTGAATTTTCTTGATGCTTTCATCCAGATCTGTCAGCTTGAAAATTTCTTTTTCGCTGTTCTCGTCCTGCACTCTGGTAAACAGCTCGCCGTAATCAAACAGCTTGTCGCTCAGACTGGATTCCTTCTGCTCGATGGCAGAAAGCTCGGATTCATATTTCTGCTTAAATTCCTGCAAAGCCGTCAGGCGTTCCTGTAATTTCTGCTGTTCTGCCGTCCGCGCCGCTTCCAGCTGCTTTTTATTCCAATCCTTTTCCAGTTTGGCAATTTCGTCGAGAATAGATTTTCTGTTTTTCGGCTCCGCTTTTTTCAGCTCCGCCTGTTTCTTTGCAAGATTTTCCTTATACTGCGCCAGTTCCTCTTTGGCGCGCTCGTCCTCTGCCTCCTTCTGGATTCTGGAAATTTCAGCATTTACCGCGTCAATCTCATCCGCAATCGCGGTTTTGATTTTCTCCGCCGTACTCTTTACTGTTTCCGCCGGAATGGTATCCATTTCCCCTGTAATGACAGCTTTGATTTTTCTGATTGCAGCTCTTGCCGCTTTAGCAACAACATTGTCCTTCTCGAATCTGATTGCGAGCCCCTGCATCACAAAACCGCAGATTTTTTCAGACCATTTCGAAGGAGAGTGGGTATCGAAGCCATCCTTACCCGTGAACCAACTCTTGATTTTATCGACTACGCCTTTTACTTTACCTTTCAGCCAGCCGACCTTATCATTGATACCATTCCACAGCCCCATCAGGACGTTTTTGCCGATGCTCACAAAATCAGAAACCTTACCACTGAACCACGAAACCAGTTCACTCCATGCCGCCCTGATATCACTCACAGCATTTTTATAGTAAGCAATCCCACTCTGGAACACGCCGATGATTGTATTGATTGCGGCATTGACCTTATTTCCGACCGCATCAAAAACGGCGTTGACCTTATTTCTGAATTCCTCGGAAGTATTATAGGCATGAATCAGCTTCAGCACCAATGCCGTAATAACCGCAATCACAATCGTTACAGGCCCACCAATAGCGGCAATCGCAATCTTGACCGCACCCAGAGCCGTAGCCACCGCAGGGGCAACCGTCATGATTGTGCCGACAGCGGTAATCAGTTGACCGATGATAATTATCACAGGCCCCAATGCTGCCAGGATCGCCATAACGGCAACAATAACCGTCTGCGTAGCAGGAGACAGATTGCTGAACCGCTCTGTTAGGGATTTCACTGTTTCCGCAAGCTGTTCCAATAATGGCGCAATCGCCTCCAGTGCCGCCGAACCAAGCTCTATGCCTGCGTTCTTCACTGCATTCAAGCTTTCCTGTGCCTTTGCGCTTGGCGTACTGAGTGTTTCAAGGGCATCGGCTACATTCCCTGTGGAATCCTGCATATTCCCCAATTCATCATTGAAAGCACCTACACCGGACGAAAGAATAGACAATGCACCTGTACCGGCTTCACTGGAACTCCATAAGCCTGCCAGAGCCTCAGAATCACCGTTTACGCTGTCGTTCAGAATACCGAGAACATCCCCAAGGCTCATGCCGTCATTCATAAGCTGTCCGAAGGATTTTCCCGTTTTGCTTTTCAGAATCTCGCCCACATCAGAACCGGAATCCCCCAATTCATTCAGCATGCTTTTCAGATATGTGCCTGCCTGCGCTGTGGCGACACCGTTTTTTGTCAACTGTGCATACGATGCGGCAAGGTTTTCAATATTTACCCCATAAGCAGATGCCAGAGGAATGACCTGCCCCATGCTCTGGGATAGCTCATTTACCGTTGTCTTACCATCATTCTGTGTCTGAATCAGAATATCAGATAACCTTCCGGCATCTGATGCCTCCAGACCGTACGCGTTAATAATAGTGGTTAATACGTCAACAGCATCCGCCGTTTCCAGAAAGCCTGCTTTGGCAAGACCAACCGATGTGCCGACAAAAGAAACAGCATCAGCAGTATCTACAGATGCCGAAATTGCCTGATAGGTTGCATCGGCAATCTCGCCTGCACCTCTGCCTGTCTCTGTAGATAATTGCAGCATATCATCTCTGAGTTTTTCGAGTGATACGCTTTGCAAATCTGCAACCGTACCTACCTTCGCAACCGCATCCGTATAGTCACTTGCAAGCTTCACAGATGCCCCGAGAGCGGCAGCGGATGTGGCAGATGCAACACTTACTTTCTTCCCGACAGTTTCAATCTTGCCGCCAAACTCCTGCACATCTTCCCCTGCCGCCGCAATCTGCTGTGCAGAAACGCTACCGAAATTTTTCATTTCCTTTGTCAGATTTTTCAGACTGTTTTTCGTTGTGGAAATCTCCCGCACCAGACGGCGATATTCCTCCTGATTGACCTCGGTACCGCTTGCCATGTCCTTATCGGCTTTTTCCTTCGCCGCCTTCAGGGCCTCCAGCTTGCTTTTTGTTTCCGATACGGATTTTGTTAAAAGCTCCTGTTTCTGCCGCAGCAGTTCTGTATTTTTGGGGTCATGCTTCAACGCCTGATTGACATATTTCAGTTCGTTCTGCAAATCCTTCGAGGATTTATTCAGCTCCGCTAAGCCGCTTTTGAATTTCTTGGTATCCGAACCAATCTCAATGGTAATGCCCTTAATGTTCCCCATGCTCTGCCCCCTTTCCGAATTTTTCCCTCAATGCCCCTCTGTCCGGCTCCGTCTGGCTCAGTATCCAACACTGTTCCAGATAGTCCCTGCCGCTTTCCGTCTGCTGTAAATTGAAGATATACGCATCCCTTTGCAGTCCGAAGTAAATATCAATCGGCAGGCGTTCCACTTCAAAAAAATCGAGCCTTGCGTAGTCCATGACGATTTTTTCGGACAGAGAGAAAACCTCGTAATGCGAATCCTCACCTGTGTCGCCGGGGATGGAGGGCAGTCTTAGTTTGGGTCTGTTACAACGTCTTTTACGGAACCCAGATAATCCTTCAGCAGTTCCACCGCATCTGCAAAGTCAAACATATCCTCAATTTTCTGCTGCGAATATCTTCTCTTTTTATTCTGATTGATGATTGCAGTCAGCAGAGAATATACCTCGCCGATGTCGCTCATCTCCTGCGCCGCTGTCAGCCGGTCAAATATCTTTTTGCTCGGCATAGGCAGAACCGCCACAAAGCCATCATGCAGCTTAACCATGTATTTTTTCTTTTTTCTCGTTGTAAAATCTAACATTCCTTTTCCACCTCACAAAAATGAGGGGCTGTTGTGCCCCTCTCCTCACGCAATGCTCGTGTCCGCTTCCTTGAACAAAATCAGTGTGCCTTCATTATCCTGTGGCTGTGCCTTAAATTCCGCATTGATGACAGTTTCCTTGTCCTTCGCAAAGGACAGCTCAAATCCTGCTTCGTTGCTGCCGACGATGGTCACACGAATGTCACCGTCCGTCTTATCCTCATGCACGAAATGCAGAACGTATTTCTTGCCGTCGTTGTTGCTCAGACCGCCGATTTTTACAGTTCTGGTCTTTTTGGCTGTATCCTCTGTCACTCTGGCTGTGGGTGTCAGCTTTTTCAGCGTTTCGCCGTTCCATGTCATTACGCCGCTTTTCAGAATCGCTTCTTCATCCGTAATGATTTTCTTGGAAACGAAATTCAAATCATCCTTCGCTTCGTAGAAGGTCGGCTTATAGGACAGTGTCGCACCGCCCTGAATATAGCCCAACAGCTTAGCCTCCACCTCAATGGCTGCATCCTCAGGCAGCTCCCCTGTAAATTCATCCACATACAGCTTACCGCTGCCAAGTACAATTCTTTCCATTAGTTTTCCACCTTTCTTGTAATGTCAAATGCAAATGTTACCAGATACATTTTTTCCTTCTCGATGTAGATTTCCGTTGCATCGTAACGAATCCCAACAGAATCCAACGCCTTCTCAATTTTTTCCTGATTGGCAAAATCCTTCCTCGCCGAATAAAGCTCCACAATGTAGCTATCTTTTCGCAGGAAGTTTCTGCCATCCGAACCCCAAGCGGCTTCTCCGTCCTTCAGATAGACGATGTAGGGCAGCGCGGGGCCTTGGTCTGCCTCATAAAAATAGACCTCAAGCCCTGTACTGCGCAGCAGCTTATATAACTCACTTTGCCGCATTCTCTATCGCCTCCCTTACCTGCTTTTCGTATTCCCGAATGACCTGTTCCTCTACGGGCTTAATGTGCGGGATTGCCCTTGTCCGCTTGCCGTTTGCCGTCACATGACCATGCTCCAGAAGGTGTGTCAGCCGATACCGCTTTTTATTGTGAACGATATACTTTGCATTTTCACCAAACGCGCCTTTCTCTCTTGTCACGCCCCAGCTTTTTGCATATTTGCCTGTTCTTTTGGGGCTGGTCTGTCGCAGCTTTTTCGCGGCGGCGTTTGCAACGGCTTTTCCGCAGGCATCTGTGTTTTTCACAATCTCCGCCTCATATTCGGAAAGCAGTTTTGCAATCTCATCCGATAAAGCATCAGCCTTTATACTCATATAGACCACTCCTTGCCTCGCAGTAAAGCTCTGTGTGATGGAAATCGTTTCGGAACCGATACACGCTGTATAACCTGCCCCCAAACCGCAGGACTTCCTCCTGCTCATATTCGCCGTATGGAATCCGCAGACACAGGGCAGGGCGCAGTCCCGTTTCTCTGCACTTGAAAAATTCGCTCTGGTTGATGGGCAATTCCTCTGCAAACACTTCTCGCTCCTCGTAAAACGTCTGCTTCATGCCGACCTCATCCCGTATCGTTTTTTCTACCAACAACGTCACAACATCGTTATACATGATACTCACCACACAAACTCAATCCGTTCCGCATCCCTTTGTAGGCTTTTTCGTACCGCTCGCCCTCGCCCATGAAGTCATACTGCCATTTGAGGTACAGCTCAAACACCTTTTGAATTGCGGAATCCTCCTCGTTAATTACAGTAATGCCGACACGCATCATGTCTTTTTTGCAGGCATCCACGTTATACTGAATTTCTTCATCCAGTTTGTTATGTGAAATGCGCAGTGCCGTTTTCAGCCTTGCTAAATCTGCCATCCCTTACGCCTCACTTTCCACAATCTCCACAGTAAATTCCACAGCTCCTGCGGATGTTGTCACCGTAAAGGTTTCCGTGCCGACAGGGAATTTCTCCAGATAAGCCTTTTTCAGCACAACCGCAGTGCCGCCGGAAACAGACCAGTTCGCCCCGCCTTCCTTTGGCACATCTGCGCCGTTATGCAGCAGGGCTGTAATGGTCTGACCGCTTTCGGCGGCCGTTACGGTAATATCTGCATAATTTTCACTGTCTGTGCGCTTATCAAACGTGCCGCCGCTTACTGCGTTACTTTTTTTTTAAGAATCAGCACACCGTTGGGGTCTGCCAGCTTCCCGTCACAAACCAGAGTAACCTTTACTTTTTCCTGATTGTTGTCGTTATCTCTCCAGCGGTCGGTGCGCATCTGCATATTTGTATTGATGATGTAATCATTCAGATTCACAAACACACCGAATACCTCGCCGTCGGATGCCGCCGCAAAGCTTTCCAGCACATCCTCCTCTGTTGTGATAACCTCCTTGCCGCCGAATCTGTAGGTTTCACCCTCGGTAATGCCGTAGTTTACTCTTGCAATAGGCTGACCTGTGGAATCCACCATACCGTCAATCTGTGCATCAAAGGTGCCCTGCGCAAATACGAACACGCCGTTTCGATAGGCTTTTTTCATCTTGGCGAATACCTTTTCCTTCCACGCCTTCCAGCTTGCGACATCCTCCGCTGTCATTTCAATGACGTTGCCTGCGGGGACTCTGCTGTCCTTCGTAATACCAAGCATCTGACCGCTGCCTGTACCGGCGATAATGCCCTTATCCAGTGCGGCAATGATAGCCTCTACCGCCAGAGGAACAAACATTTCGGTAAATTCTGCGAAATCAACCACATTTGCAATCAGGCTCTGTGCGATTTTGCATTCCAGACCGTAATAGCTGAAGGATACCTTTGTATTGGCGGTTACCTTCTGGTCTGTGGATGCAGAGCCGTCCGCAACCCAGTTTGCCGTAGGACACAGGGACAGGATAGGGATTTCCACGCCGCCCTGTACGTTTGTTTTTCTTACTCTCGCATACAGCTCGCCATGCGCTTTCAGCTCTCTGATAAATTCCTTCATCACGGTTGTGGGAATCACCGCTGTGGTCTCTGTTACCGTAGTTACAGCATTCTGCAGCTTGCCTACAATGGCATCCTTGTACTTGATGGGCAAAGCCTCACCGCGGCACACCAGATTCATAAAGGCATTTTTATATTCATCTGTATCGAATACATCCTTTCCCGCTGCGTTGCCTGCGGAACCGACCACGCCGTCCGGATGCGCTGTCCCTCTGCCCTGCATGGCGGCAAGGTTTGCCTGCGCCGTCGCAAAGGCTTCATACGCGTTATCCAGCTTCTCCACCTCTTCCATTCTTGCATTTGCACCCTCTACATCGCCGTTCTGCAGCAATTCCTCCGCCGCATTGTAAAGTGCTTCTCTCTGTGCTTTGTAATCCTCGTAATTCTTAAACTTCATCCTTCATTTCCCCTTTCAATCTGAGTAATTTTAATTTTGCAGTTACAGTTTTAACTTCTGCGTTTTCCTCTCCCCTTGCAGGAAGAAGATCCTTCAGCTTATGAATGGTCTGCGCAGGCAATACACCGATGCCGTTTGTCAGCGTCGGCGCAGATGCAAACATAACCTCATCCACAAAGCCATATTCCACCGCCTTCTGCGCATCCATCCACGTTTCCGCATCCATGATGCCAAGCAGCTCCTCCATGCTTTTGCCTGTCTTTTCCAGATATGCCGCCGCGACTGCTTTATTTGCTGTCTGCAAAATCTCCGCCTCCTGCTGCATATCGTGAAAATCCCCTGCGGCAGAGCCGGAAACATTATGCACCATAAACAACGCTGTCGGGCTGATTCTGGAATGTCCTGCCTGCGCTATCACAGAGGCGGCACTCGCAGCCAGACCCACAATATTGATTTCTACCGTGCCCGCGTATGCTTTCAAGGCGGTATAGATTTCACTGCCGGCAAACACATCCCCGCCGCCGGAGTTAATTTCCACAAGGAGCGGCTCCCCATTTGCCTCGCTGATGGCAGCATTGACATCCTTCGGACAGGTTGCATCCATGCCGAACCACTCATAAATCCACTTGTCCGCATTTCCGACAATCGTCCCCTTCACCTCGATTTTCCTCATTCTTCCTCACCTCCTTCCATAAAGCCTGTATCCTTGCGCCGCAGCAGCCTGTCTCCGCCGTCCACAGGTGCCATATTCAGCACCGCACGCACCTCGTTCGGTGTCATAATGCCCCTGTCAACATACTGCACCAGCTCCAGCTTTGTTCTCATGCTTGCAAAGGTCAGATTAGAGCACTCGAAAACAATCTTATTCCCGAAGGCACGCTCCCTTCTGGTAAACAAACGGCTGCTGTAGGTTGCACTCATCTGCGTAATCATCGGCTCAATGGCATTTTCGTAATACGCAATCCATTCATCCTCTGTATAAAGAGAGCTGACGATTTTCTCGTTCGTATTGAAAAAATCATAGATCCGTTTAATGATGCGGTCGGTCTGTGCGGCATTTGGCACATAGTCCTTCGGTTCAATCCGCTGCACATCCGCCTTACTGTCCACGCCCGCTGCGCCGAAGGTTTCACTCTCCACAGAAAGATAGGTATCCGCAAATTCCTGCACGTTTTTCCGTACATCATCCGGGCGCATGGCATTGGTGAACCGCAGCAGCCAGCGAATCACACCACTGTTCTTGATAGCCTTCACAAAGCCCTGATCCATAATGCTGACACACTCCATCAGCTGAGAAAGTGCCTCCATCGGACTTTCCCCGAAAATATCATCCTCGTTGAAATCATCACGCAGATGAATGATATCACTGTATGGGAAGGTGCTTTCCCTCCCGTTCAGAAATACGAACCGTAAAAACAATTCGTTGTCCTTGTAAAAAGCCTCCACCCCCGAACAGGGAATGGGATACAATTCTATCGGCTTTTCAAATTCATCCCGTACAATCAGAATAAAGGCGTTGTGGTTCAGTGCCAGCTGATTTGCCACCTTCTCCTGCAGCATCTGCCCGCTCATCAGCGGATTCGGCTCCTCCAGCAGAAAACGGATATAGGCATCCGGATTGACCTCTACCCGCTCCCCCTCCTGCGTTCTCGTAGTACGGATATGCTTTGCAACCGCCTTACCGATGGCTTTTGTTTTCGGGCGGATACAGGCACGCACCACATCGGAATGGTATAGCCTGCCGTTCCACGCATAAAAGCCGTTCCCCCTCTCCTGCACCATCTTGAAAGTTTGCTTGCTCATTTTTTGCACAATTCTGTTCCATAAACCCATTTTCTCACCTCCTTAAATCAGACTTTCAAATTCATCTCTTTTATTGCAATACACCACATAGGCATCCAGAAGTGCCGCTGTGCCGTCAATGCGTCTTGTGCGCTCATCGCTCTTGACAGGCTGCACGTTGCCGTTGACATCCTTCTTTTCCTCGGTGTTAATCAGACACCATTTATCAATCGGATTGTTGTTGTAGACGATTTTCTTTTCCTGAAATTCCGCCTTTAAATCCTTCATCGGCTGGGATAATGTCAGAACCCCCTGCCGAACTTTAACCATGACGTTTCGCCCGAACTCCTGCTCAAATGCCGCCAGCAGCTCATCCGAGATATGCCAAGGGTCATAGCCGATATAAAGCGGATAAATATCTTCTCTGTCCCTTAATTCGCAGAACCAATCCAGAATTACCCGCTTATTCACGCGCCGACCTTCGCAGGTACGCATCAAGCCCTGCGACACCCATAAGCTGTACGGCACGCCGTCCCGTTCCCTTCGGTCTCCTCGTTCCTCCTGTTGGTCCAAAACCGCCTGCGGAATCCAGTACATCTGCTTAATGTAAAGCTTATCATCCCCACGCCGTTTGCAGATTGCCTTTGCGGCGTTTAGGTCAATGCTGTCCGCAGCATCAAAGCCGCCAATGCAATAGCGAAATGCGCCGCCCTCCGGCAACAGCTCCTCATTGTTTAAGTCCTCAAACGTCAGCCATGCAGACTGTGCCGTCTGTGGAATATTGAAATCCTTTACCAGAACCGTTGGCTTGAAGGATGGGTCATTCTTCGCCTTCTGCACCATTTCCTCCAGATATTCCTTTTTCTTGATGGTGCCAAGACCGGGGTTTGCCTTTATCCACATCTCCGGTTTGTCCCATTCGGAAGCATCGTCCAACTCATAGATAAACGGCAGAAAGCGCGGTGCTTTTATTTTCCCGTCCAGCACCTTTTTTGCGTATTCATACTGCGCATCAAAAATGCCGCTGCGGACAAAGCCGTTTGTGGTAATACAAAAAAGCAATGGTTGTTCTCTCGCACCCATTGCCTGTTTAATCAAATCATAGATATCTCTGTTTTTAATTGCCGCCAGTTCATCAATGATGGCTCCATGCACGTTCAAGCCGTCCAGACTGTTTGTGTTGCTTGCCAGTGCCTTAATAAACCCAAGATTGGAAGGCGCATATAAATCCGCAGCACGTTTGCGGATATGCTTTCGCAGGGTCGGGCTTTGTCTCACCATCTTGTAGCACGCATTGAACCCCAGCTTCGCTTGGTCAAGCATCGTTGCGACGTTATAAATTTCCGGCGCACCCTCTCCGTCATTCAGCAGTAAATCCGTTTCCACGGCGGCACACTCGGTTGTTTTCCCATTTTTTCTGCCTTCCACAATCATCACTTCGTTGTACTGCCTGAGGTTATTATCATCCACAAAGCCGAAGATTGCCTGTAGCCTCGCCTTCTGGAATAGTTCAAGCTGTAACGGCTGCCCCAGTTTGCCTGTCGGCTGCTTGCAGAAACGCTCAATAAATGCAATATGCCACTTTGCAACCTCATAATCGAAATGAAATTCCCCGGGGCTTGCAAACTGATTCAAAAGCATTTCACTGACCCGCTTCATTTTGTCGCAGGCAAGAATCGTGCCGTCATAAAGCGTCGAAAAATATTGTTCAAATTCCGTCATTTGCTACCACGCTCCCGCTGGAACAAAACAAGTTCATCCGCCGCCGCTTCATCCGTTTCGGGCATCAGATCCAGAAGCTGCTTGATTACACTGGAATAATTTTTAATCGTCGCAGTGTAGATTTCAACCTCGGGGGCTTTTTTCGTCCCCCACTGATTTTCGCCGTTCTGGTACTCCGAAATATATCCCTTCTCCTCAATGTCCGTTTGTAGATGCTCCAACTGCTCCGCCATAAAGGCAGCATTGTCTATCAGCTTTTCCACAATTTTCTTTTTATTTTCCGGAATTTCCTTGAAGATGCGCTTCAATTTCCGCATTTCCGCCGCTTTGATTTTTCCTTTCTCCATTTTCTCACTTCCTCTCTTTTCCGCCCTTATACTACACCCCCCACGCACACGCACGCCCGTTGAAATGGAAGTCCACTCCTCGGTCTCCACGGGAGAGACTTAAAAATAAAAATAGGGGGGGTTATCCAAATTTTCTTTTGTCTATCGGCTGTCCCTCTGCATCGAATCCACAGCAGCTTCCCTTCCGTTGGATGAGGTGTCCTTCCTCCTCATCATGGCAAGGCTTGCAGACGTATTGCAGGTTGTCAAAGGACAGCGTGATGTTTGGGTCTGTGATGTTCGTCGGTGTCAGCAGCTCCTTGTGATGAACAATGTAGCCAACTCTTTCGCCGCATATCTCGCACATACCGCCATCTACCATGATGCGACTGTCTATGTATGCTCGCCTGCACTTCTTCCACGCCGCCGAGTTGTAGAAGCCTTTTGCAAATTCCTTCATTGTCTTTCTCCTTTACCGCAAATAAAAAATCCCGATAAGCATTGTAGCTATCAGGATTTCTTTTGATTTCTTTTCATATTTCTATTGACATTTACTCTTTTTCGTGTTATTATATAAACAGAAAGGAGGTAGTGCAAAATGAAAAAAGACAAAGACTTTAAGCTAAAAATTGTCGAACTTGTAATCCAAGCAGTTATTGCCCTAGCCGCTCTGATTACAGCCATCAAATCTTAGCAAGTTCGGGGAGTAACCCTCCCCTCACTTCTTAGATAAAGTCAATGTCTCATGTTTATTATAACCAATCGAAAGGAGAATGACAATGAAAAATAAGATCTCTGTTTTCTCGCTCCTATTCTTTTTTATCTATGCGGTACGCACAGGCTGGACACCGATTTTAAAAATCCTTGTAATTTTAAATTCTGCCCTTGTGCTTTTACAGACAGCTTTACAATACAAGGAGGTTCTGCATAATGCCAGAAAATGAGTATATCTCTGTTACCCAATTCGCCCAGAAGTTCGGTAAGGATGTCGGCAATGTCCGCAAGCTGATTAAGGATGGTCGCATCCCTGCAATCAAAATCGGGAATCAGTGGGCAATCCCTGCCGATGCTGAACCTCCTGCCGATAAACGCGTGAAGTCCGGCGAATACCGCAACTGGAGAAAGAAAAAGGATTCTTCCGAGAAGGACCGCTGATGCGGTCTTTTTCTTTTTTTCTCCATGATACTACTATAACACAAAAGTACGTCCCTTTTGTTACCCTTTTTTCTTCGAGAGAAGATAAAAGAATTTTCTTCTTGCCTCGTAAAATTTTCTGCGTCCGACAGGTATACCTAAGTACTCCAAAGGCACACCGTCCGCTACGTTGCTGAGGATGTATGTATAAATCTCCGCATCCGCTTCAATCGCCGTCTGCTCAATCATCTCTAAGTCCCGCTGCAGCTCCGTTCTTCTGATTGCTGTGCTCGCGGTCTTATCCGAAAGCTTGCCGCTACCACCACCGCTGAGCGGAGGTGAACCGACTTCCGTAATCGACCGCAGGAGCGATTGCTTTTCTCTGTATTGACGGCAGAAATATTTTAATTCTCTGTAGCGGTTGCCGGAGATATTGTATCCGTCAAGCTTTAAATCTCTGTCCTTCAATCTATCACCTCCCTCAGAATGGCAAATCATCATCTTCGATTGTCTCATCAATGGGATAGAATCCTTCCTGTTCCGCCAATCCCATTTGCTTTGCAGGCTTATTCTGTGCCGCTGCGGATCTGCTCTGTTCCGCAGGCTTACTTTCCCCGTTCTCCTTCTTACTTTCCGCGAAATACTGCTCCTCCACAATCACATCCGTACTCCAGCGTTTCTTCCCTTCGTTATCCTCCCAACTGCGCACCTGCAACCGTCCGACAATGGAAACCATCTGCCCCTTCTTGAAATATTTTTCCGCAAACTCTCCGACTTTTCCAAATGCCACGCATGGAATAAAATCCGCTTCTGGCTCATCCTTGCGTTTGAATCTACGATTGACTGCAAGAGTATACCTTGCTACTGCTATCGGTTCCATTCCCTGGGAATACCGCACCTCCGGACTTCTCACCAACCGCCCCATCAAAATCACTTTGTTCATATCTGTTGCCCCCTTCTCTTGTAATGGCTTACCGCTGCGCTCTTTCGCTTATCCGCTTCGTGCAGTATGCTTGTCCTTCTGAATCTCTCCAGCTTCTCCGCTTGCCGCTTCCCGTCCCATGCTTTGTATCTTTCGCACGTCCCATGGCAACCGACAGCCCTCTCTTGGCATCCGCAACATGGACAGTCTCTTCCGCTTGTGCTATATGTAATTCCTTTGCCCATGCTCACACCTCCTACAGCAAATAGAACCCACCCGTATCCGCAGGCGTTTGCGTTTTTTTCTGTTCTGCTTCGTCCGACAAATAGTTCCGTCCGATGATTGCCATAAATTCCTCTCTGGTATGGGTTTCCTCAAACCTTCTCTGACAATCCTGTTTCAGCCGCAAATCAACCTTGTGTCCATCCCTTCCATGGACACCAGACGTTCCTCTGTGCCACTCCGGCTTGAGCCATACCCAGAATCCGTGTTTATCCGATATCTGCCGCATCCCTGCGCCGAAATAAATATGGTGCCGCTCCAATGGGCCCGTTTCTGTATCGGTAAAATAGCAGCGTTTACTTTTCCCCTGCAAAATGGAATAGTTATGACTGCCTTTTCTTGCTCCCTGCATCTGTTTCCGCTCCTCCCTCATATTCTCCGTAGTCCATGCCGCCCCGACGAACAGCTTTCATATACCGCACCCAACCGATTTCTGCAAAATAGTCCTCGGTCTGCACAATCACATCAAATCCCTTCGGCGGTCTCAGAGAAACCTTTCTTTTAGTTTCCTTGATAACCTCCAGCTTTACTTCCGGCTTTTTCAGATTCCTACTGGTGCTCCAACGCTTTGCGCCCTTTCTGATATTCTCCTTGGATATGTAGCTTGCAAGGCGGTTGTCCTTCTGGTTCTTGTAGAGCTTTTTTATCAGAACTGTGCCATGCCCCCATTTTTCCAGAAGGATCTCCAAGCCCTCCTTCATGCTCAGATCTTCAAATCCGCTCATGACAATGTGATGATGCACCCTTCCGTTCTTCCCCTGGGTTTCCGTTACCGCGACATACTTCAATTCTGAAAATCCGTTTTTCTTGCGATACCGTTTCAGCCGCAGGAGAAAATTTGCAAGCAGCTTTCTTGCCTCCTCCAGAGATACCTCCATTCCGTAGGTCAGCAGAACGAAATAATCATCCCCATTGAAATTGACATTGATAATGCGTGTCATTTTCTTTCTGGCGATTTGCAGATTTCTTTTTGCCTGTTCCTCGGATGTCAGATTTTCGCTCCGACCTCTTTCGTATTTTTTACCGATGGTTCGAGGGGAGTAAAATTCCTCCACCTCGTACACATCCCCAGACCGAATCTTCTTCCTGTACTTTGGCATTCCCGTTCCTCCTTTTTATGAATAAGAGCGTGTCCACTAAGTTAATTGCTTTATGGACAGTCTAAAGAGACCGCCGCCTCTTGAAAAAACAGTCTCGGGAATACCGTAAAACCCTTGATAAATCAAGGATTCTGTGTTATATTAGATATAGATATGTACGGTCTCCCAAGACCTTCCCGTCTGCGTCAACAGGCGGGCTTTTTTTATGTGTTATCGTGTTTCTTCCTTATATACTGATTCTGCTACTTCCTCATAAGAGGATGTGCAGTCACACTGCTCCCCATGGTCCAGATGTGCGCCGCAGTCCGTGCAGACCTCATACTTTCCTTTGTTCCTTCTATCTGTCATACCGCTCCCTCCTTACAAATTATCCCGTACGCTCTGGCAAAGTGATTTCAGAGCCTTTCTCAGCTTATCCGCTTCTTCCTTGCCTTCTGATTCCTCTACGCCATCGATGCAGGTCAGCATTTTGTTGATTTCCCCCTGCACTGCTTCAAAATGCACCTTAAAAACTGTAATGCCGGCGGAGCCTGCCGCTTTCAGCTTCTTTTCTGTATCTGCCTTTACCTGTGCCAATTCCTCCTTGGCTTTCAGCATGGCTTCCTCTGCTTCCTTCTGTGCGCTCTCATGCGCTTCAATGGCTGCCTGTGCCTCTGCCGCTTCCTTTCTGGCTTTCTCTGCATCCTTCTTGGCTTTATCCAGTTTCTTCTGCATGGCTTCTTCTGCCTTCTTTTTTGCGGTGTTTTCCGCTTCCCTGCGGATTCTCTCCAGTTCGGATTCATCCGGAAGGGCGGTCTGCTCTGCCTGCATCCGCAGCTCATCCATTTCCGTTTCCATGGCGGCAATCCGCTCCTCCGCTTCTCTCTTGGCTTGCTCTGCCGCCTCCTTCTGGTTAACCAGTGCTTCCAGCTTATCCTCTGTTTCTTTATAGGCGGCATCCACAGCGTTATCCTTTTCCGTCCGGAACAGATCCAACTGCGACTGTAATTTCTCTTTTTCTGTGCGTTCCGCTTCCAGCTCCTTCAGCAGACGCTCCATTTCCTTTGTTGTCATATCGGCGACCGTTTTTTCTTCCCCGTCAATCTCGTGCGCCTCGCCGACAAATTCTTCCCGTTCCTCTGCCGGCAGGGAAAGCAGGAGCAGTGCCTTTGTGGCGCTGTTCCCCATGTCCGCAATCAACTGCGGATTTCTGTATTCCTTGGCAATCCGCATGAAATTCTGTGCGGTACGTTCCGAGAACTCCACCTCATTCTGCAACCATGCACCCCATGCGCCATGCGGCAGTGTCAGCTTTGCCTCATGCAGACGCTTCCCAATCTCGATAATGGCGTTGCCTGCCTGTAATTTATAAAAATTGATTTCCTGTGTAATGACCTCAATCGGTCTTGTGATTTCGTTCATGCTGCTGCCTCCTTAGCCTTCTTTTTTCCGCCTTTTTTCACGACTTTTTCCATCCACATATCCACAAAGTTCTTCACATCCGGGTTTCTGTCATAGGATGCGTTATGCTCTGTTCTGCATTGGATCACCCTTTTCTTCTGCAATTCCAATGTATAAAAGGGCTTGTCCGGTTCGCTTACCTTTCGCAGGAAGAATATTGCGGTTTCCCCCTCTGCCATATCCCTGATGTAGCCGCCGACGCAGTGATGCAGAGCCTTTCCTTCTGCTGTCAGCTCCATCTGCTCTCTTGCAGGGCGAATGAAAAATTCTCCTTCGCTCCATGCGAATTTTTCCAGCTTTTCTACTGCCTTTTGGAATTTCTCCTGGTCAGCCTTATTCTTTTCAAATTCGACCTGTTCCATCGTGCGGTCATGTGCCGCTACTAAATCCTTCGGAAAGAGAATCTCTCTGTCATGTAAATCAAAATGCAACTGCTCGCATTCACGCAGATAATCCCGATAGGCTCGTATGATTCCTTCCAGTGTATAAGTTGTGTGTCCTTTTTCTTCCTTTCGTTTCTCTGTCTGCTTTTGGATGTATTTCAGAATCTTTCCGATTCTGGCATACGGCATTGCTCCGGTCAGATTCTGCACATCCGTTCTTGATTGCAGAGCCATCCGCATTTCGGCATCTGTGATTCTCTCGCCGTAATTCTTCCAAAGGTAATTCGCCCGCTGCACATCATCCAGCTTCCATTCCTCCGGCGGCATCAGCTTTAAAATCCGCAGCGGAAATTTGAAGCACTC